GAAATATAATAAAAAGCGTCAGGTTAATCGTATTATCGTGTCCAAATTCATTGAAGGCATCGCTGCCTAAGCTCTTGATTTTAAAGGGATTAAATAAATCCTGTAAGTCATTGATTTATAAGGGCATTTAGCTCTTGACAAATAGACGGAAACCTGATATAATGGTTGTATAATAATTAAAAAGGAGTTTTTATATTATGAGTAGCAATCGTGCCGAATTGCGTGACAAGTTTATTGATGCCCTAAAAAGCACAGGTAAACAGGAAGTCACCAAGGGTGAAATTAAAAGTATTATGCAAGCCATAGGTCTAACCAACGTCCAATGGTTCACCAAAGACGAATCCAATCGTATTGGTCGTGGTTTATATCGTGTTCCAGACGCTATAGGCGCACCCAATATCCAATCTGAACCAATGCCTGAATTACAGGCCCAAATCGTTCCAATCGTCAGGAAACGTGAAGAATCTAATAACCGTATTACCAATGTTACTACTGAATTGGATCTCTCGGATTTAGTTCCAAAGGTATATAAAAACTATGTTCCTTTTGGTAACTTTGATGATGTAGCCTCAATCATAGGTTCCAATCGTTTTTTCCCCGTTTTTGTGACAGGCCATTCTGGTAATGGTAAAACAATGTCCATTGAGCAGGCTTGTGCCAAACTCAAAAGAAAATTTGTATTAGTTTCCATGACACCAGAAACCGATGAGAGTGACCTCCTTGGTAACTATGTTTTACTTAATGGTGAAATGGAATGGCGAGATGGTCCCGTCACTACAGCTGCCCGTCAAGGTGCCGTTTTATGTATTGATGAAATTGACTATGGTGCTCAGAATTTATCCTGTTTGCAACGGGTGCTTGAAGGCAAACCATTCCTTCTTAAAAAGAAGGGCGAAATAGTATCGCCTGCTGAAGGCTTTACAATCTTTGCGACTGCCAATACCAAGGGTAAAGGTTCAGAAGATGGTCGTTATATGTTTACCAATGTTTTAAATGAAGCGTTCCTAGAGCGATTCCGTAACACCTATGAACAAAATTGGCCACCTATTGCGACCGAGAAAAAGATTATTAAAAAAGAATTAGAATCAGTCAATAAAGTTGACGATGACTTTGCCGAAAAACTTGTGACATGGGCAACCGTCATTCGCCAAACTTTTGAAGAAGGTGGTTGTGATGAGGTTATTTCAACCCGTAGGTTGGTTCATATCGTAGAAACCTTTGGTATCTTCGGTGACAAAATGAAAGCACTTGGTTTATGTCTTAATAGGTTTGATGACGACACCAAAACATCTTTTGTTGACCTTTATACCAAAGTTGATGCAGGTGCTTCAATTGAAGAAATTATGGCACCAGCACCAGAAGTAATTGAAGAAGCTTCTCGTCCTGGCGACACGACTGCGGCTTCATATTAGTAGTTCGGCACTTGACCTGTCGGCAACGATAGGTCTTTTTTATTATGTTTACCTTGAAAGGGCTTGACAATGTTTAAATTATCAGATATACTATCGTTTCAAATTGAGAGAAGGATCACCTCTCAACCAGTTTTAAAAAAGAGTGATTCATATTATGGAGAAAACACGATGTCAAAAAGACAATCTAATTCTGTGAAGTCTAAAATCCTTGCGTATCTTTCAAAAGATAGCGGCTATAACACATTAACAGTTGCTAAAATGCAATCAGTTTTTGGTGTTGCAAATCCAACAGCAACAATTAATGATTTGCGTAATGATGGTCATGCTATCTATTTAAACACACGCACTAACTCAAACGGTGATAAAGTTTCATTTTACCGTTTAGGTTCACCAACAAAGCGTATGGTTGCAGCTGGTATTGCCGCTATTCGCCAACAAGGTGAAAGAGCATTTGCCTAAAATAGTTTAGGATCCACGAGAAGGGTGTGATACATATAGGTGTCACACCTTTTTTTTATTATTGAAATGGGCTTATCATGGAAATTCAAGTTAAAATTGAAGAATTAAAAAAGAATAAGTTGTTTGTGGCAACACCAATGTATGGTGGCATGGCACATGGCCTATACATCAAATCATGTTTAGACCTTCAAACAACAATGTCAAAATATGGGATTGAAACGAAGTTTTCATTCCTATTCAACGAATCACTCATCACACGAGCAAGAAATTACCTAGTAGATGAATTCTTACGCTCAGGTTTTACACACCTACTATTCATTGATTCAGATATTCATTATTCACCACAAGACATCATCGCTTTAATGGCATTAGATAAAGATGTTATTGGTGGTCCTTACCCTAAAAAATCTATCAATTGGGCCAATGTAGCACAAGCTGCAAGAAACCATCCTGATATGGAACCAAAAGAATTAGAAACATTGGTTGGTGAGTATGTGTTTAATGTTGTAAAAGGCACATCACAATTTCAAGTAACAGACCCATTAGAAGTATTAGAGATTGGTACTGGACATATGATGGTGAAACGCCGTGTGTTTGAAAAAATGCAAGAATCATTTCCTGATATCAAGTATAAACCAGACCATGTTGGACAGGCTAACTTTGATGGTTCTCGTTACATTCACGCTTACTTTGATACTGTGATTGATACGAAAGATTCAATTACTGGTGGCGGAACAGAACGCTATCTATCAGAAGATTATATGTTTTGCCAAATGTGGCGTAAGATTGGTGGTCAAATCTTCTTATGTCCTTGGATGAAAACACAGCATATCGGTACATATGCCTTTACGGGAGATATGCCTAAAGTTGCACAATACACTGGTAAGTTATAATGCTTATCGGTGTGGTGGGTTTTATTGGTTCAGGTAAAGGCACCGTTGGTGATTTACTAGAACAAAAAGGTTTTGTCAAAGATAGTTTCGCAAAACCATTGAAAGATGCCTGCTCTGCTATGTTTGGATGGCCTCGTGATTTACTTGAAGGTGATACTGAGGATTCCAGACAATGGCGGGAACAACCTGATGAATTTTGGAGTGAGAAGATAGGTAAGAAGTTTTCTCCTAGATTGGCACTCCAATTATTAGGAACCGAAGCGGGTCGTAATGTTTTTCATAAAGATATTTGGGTCAATTCATTATTGAAACGAGCAGATGGTAAGAATGTGGTTATCACAGATGTTCGCTTCAAGAATGAGTTTAAGTTTATTCATAAGAATAATGGCATCATTGTTCGTGTTAAACGAGGACCTGAACCAGATTGGTATCAAGATGCTATTACATTCAATAAAGGTGACCGATATATTGGATGGGCATTAGCGAAAGAAAGGTTAAAACGAAGAGGTATTCACCAATCAGAAACAGATTGGGTGGGTTCAAAGTTTGATTATGTAATAGAAAACAATGGCACTTTAGAAGACTTAGGCAAACAAGTAGATGACCTATTGCAATTTATTAAAAAATGATGTATAATGATTTTGTTATTATTAGAAAAGGTGAAATTATATGAAATTATCCAACGAAACATTTGCTTTACTCAAGAATTTTGGTGCCATTAATCCTGGTATCCATTTTAGAAAAGGCAAAACTCTCAAAACAGTTTCTTCACATAAAAATATTCTAGCTCAAGTAGATATTAGTGAAGAAATTCCTGCCGACTTTGGCGTGTATGACTTAAATAACTTCTTATCTGTGGTATCTTTACACAAAGATGACCCATCATTTGAGTTTAGTGATAAACATGTGGTGATTGTTGGTAATGGAGGCCGTAGTAAAATTAAATATCGCTTCTGTGAACCAACTATGCTTGTTACCCCACCAGAAAAAGGTATTACATTACCCGAATGTGAAATCTCATTAGAATTATCTGAATCTGATTTTGATTGGATTATGAAAGCAGCTGCAGTATTGACCTCACCACAAATCGCAATTGAATCTGATGGTTCATCAATAAGTATTGTTACTTTAGATTCACAAAACGATGCAGCTCATACCGATGCTCTTGAGATTGGTAAAGGTGATGGCAATAAGTATCGTATGATATTTAAAACAGAGAACTTAACTAAACTATTGAATGGCAGTTATGATGTTAAGATTACTTCTCAAGGTATCTCTCACTTCAAACACAAAAACATTTCATTACAATATTGGATTTCAACTGAACAAGGTTCTAAATTTGAGAAGGGCAATTAATCATGGCAGTAAAATTATTTCAAAATGCTTTCAAAGGTAACGCTTCAGAATCAATTGCAATTAACCCAGCACATGTCATGTCTGTGTTTGAATCTAAATCTATTAATCCCGAAAGCGGTGAAGAAGAAGTATTGACACACATTTTTAGTGTAAATGGTAATACATGGCAAGTTACAGATGCTTACCTTGATGTGATTGCTCGTTTGAATGAAGAATAATTTTATATTTTATATTATGAGGTGTGTGAATGGAACATTTATTATGGACGGAGAAGTATCGTCCTAAAAAGATAGAAGACTGCATACTGCCTGAACGGTTGAAAAAGCCGTTTCAGGAGTATGTCAATCAAAGTAATATCCCCAATCTTCTCTTGGCTGGTGGTGCAGGTGTTGGTAAAACAACTGTAGCTAAGGCGATGTGTGAAGAAATCGGTTGTGATTATATGGTCATTAATGGTTCAGACGAATCAGGCATTGACACATTCAGAACCAAAATCAAAAACTACGCCTCATCAATGTCATTATCCGGTGGCCGTAAGGTCATCATCATAGACGAAGCAGATTATCTCAATCCAAACTCAACTCAACCAGCTCTTCGTAATGCAATTGAAGAATTTGCCATCAATTGTTCTTTCATCTTTACATGTAATTACAAAACAAGAATCATTGAACCACTTCATTCAAGATGTGCTGTCATTGATTTTGGTCTCAAGAACGATGAGAAGGCTTCTATGGCATCTCAATTTTTCAAACGATTACAGAGCGTCCTTCAAACTGAAAAGGTTGAATTTGATGATAAAGTAATTGTAGAGTTGGTCAAGAAACACTTTCCAGATTTTCGTAGAGTATTAAATGAGTTACAAAGATACTCACAATTTGGTAAGATTGATGTAGGTATTCTCGCACAAATAGGTAACATTCAATTACAAGAAATTGTAAAGCATATTAAAGCTAAAGACTTTGGTGCAATTCGTAAATGGGTGGCGACAAGTGATTTAGATTCTAATAGTGTGTTTCGTCAAATCTATGATTCATTATATGACTTTATGAAACCACATTCAATACCACAAGCTGTTTTAATTATTGCAGACTATCAATACAAGAACGCATTTGTAGCCGATACTGAAATCAATTTGGTCGCCTGTTTGACTGAATTGATGGCTAACTGTGAGTATAGTTGATTGCGGTTTGAAGACGAAGATCCAGCTAAAAGAAACAGTCTACCATATCCAATGGATGTTGGTTCACCCAAGTTTGAATTAGTTCCTGTAAAATCACAAAAAGACCATATGCTCAATATTGCACGATTGAGCGCCCAGCAAGAATATGATAGAATTATGGAATTGGTCAATGTGCTAAGAAAGCAAGCCGACCAAATCAAAAAAAGATTAGATTTAACTGATATGATTTATGATGCTCACTATGAGTTTCAAGTAGTTCATGGGCAAACATATTGGTTAATTTATCACAAAAGAACACAAAGAAATATATTAAGTATTAATGGCCCAAAATCTTGGATTTCTGGACCACCCTTTGATTACGAATATATATGTGCTGTTAAGTCGTTAGGCGACCACACATGGATAGAAGTTGAAAGCGAGAATAAATGAGTCCGTTTGATTATGTAAATGCTATACTACAGAATAAAAAGAAGTTAATCGTTGATGAGTTGACAGAGAAATCTTATGCACCATTCTTGGTCAACCGAAGTCTATCATATCATAAAGACTGTATATTCTATGCAAACGAAATGAATCGTTACCATCAGATTGATAAGAAGTTGCAGAATGATTTTTTACTAAATATAGTCAGGTCACAAAAGAGACCATTTGCCAAGTGGGTTAAAGCTGAGAAAAGTGAAGATTTAGAATGTATAAAGCAAATCTTTGGTTTCTCTGAATCAAAGGCTCGTGAAGCCGTCCGCTTGCTTAGCAAAGAACAAATCCAAAAATTAAAAGAACAAACCGACATCGGTGGATTGAGGAAGTAAAATGGTTGATTTGAGTAAGTTCATTGAAATTGTTTTCAATGAACCAGATGATTTTCTTAAAGTTCGTGAAACATTAACACGAATTGGAGTATCATCTCGTAAAGAAAAAGTTCTTTACCAGTCTTGTCATATTCTACATAAACAAGGACAATATTACATTGTTCACTTCAAAGAATTATTTGCATTAGATGGCAAACCGTCCAATATATCAGAAAACGATATTCAAAGACGAAATGCTATTGCTAAACTATTGGAAGAATGGGGTCTAATTAAGATATTAAACTCTAAACTATTAGAAGATAATATTGCACCACTTCACCAAATTAAAATCATCGCTTTTAAAGAAAAGGATGAATGGAGTTTAATTCCAAAATATAATATTGGTAAAAAACCACAAGAATATTAGTCAATAAGACTAAATATAACCGTGATGCCTTAGGGGTCACATTTTGAAAACTTGCTTATTTTAAGGAGAAAGCTATGACATTAAGTCGTTTAACACCATTATATCACACAACATTAGGTTTTGAAAACTTCTTTGACGAAGTTGAGAAACTATTAAATTCAGATTTTAAAACCACTCCAACCACATTTCCACCACACAATATTCTAAAACTAGACGATAACCGTTATGTTGTAGAATTAGCTGTGGCAGGCTTCAGTAAAGAAGATATTGATGTTTCTGTAAATGATGGTGAATTGGTTATTAAAGGTAACAAAGAAGACAAAGCCGAATCAGGCGAATACCTACATAGAGGTATTGGTCTTCGCTCTTTCACCAAGACTTTGCGTATCGCTGATACAGTAGAAGTTAGAGGTGCAGAGTATAAAGATGGTATTCTAAAAGTTGGTTTGGAGAATGTTATTCCTGACCACAAAAAGCCTCGTAAGATTGAAATTGGAAAAGAATTAAACTTCTATAAACCAGAACTTCTTAACGAACAGGCGAAAGCAGCATAAAAGATGGGGGCTTCGGCCTCCACTTTAATTTTAATAATGAATGGAGTATATTATGTTTGGTTCTGATAAGAACTTTAAGATGCCAAAATCTGTTAAAAGGTTAATGGCAAGTTTTGGTGGTAGAACGAGAATTGAATTTAAGCATGCGATGATTAGAGCTATTGTGACCGCAGTTAAAGCGCCACCTAGACGAGACCGGAACCAAAAAGAAGATAAGGATCATTAAAATGGATTTAACACAAAAACTAAGCGCAAACTTTTCATTAAATGAATTGACAAAAAGTGAAACAGCTCTTCGCCATGATTTAGATAATACTCCGCCACAAGAAGTTGTGGATAATTTAAGAACACTATGTGAGAATGTTTTACAACCAGTTCGTGAAGGATATGGTATTGCAGTTAAAGTGAATTCTGGTTATAGAGCGCCAGAGGTTAATGCAGCTGTAGGTGGTTCTAAAACATCTGACCATTGTAAAGGTCAGGCCGCAGACATTGAAATTCCAGGTGTGCCTAATGCTGAATTAGCGCAATGGATTAAAGACAATTTAGATTTCACACAATTGATTCTTGAGTTTTACACACCAGGTATTCCAGATTCTGGTTGGGTTCATGTATCTTATGATGCTAATAATTTAAAGAAACAAGCTCTAACAGCGGTAAAAGAAAACGGCAAAACAGTTTATAAACCAGGATTAATTGCCTAATTTAAACAGATAAACAGTAGTAGTAGTTAATGATTATCAGTAGTGACTTTTAGCTGAAAGTGTTATAAAATATGGATGTTAGTGTAAAAAACTAACGATAAAACTCAAGTTAGACTTTGAATGACCGAGATAAAGGCCGTTCTCTCTA